CCATATCTGCTGCTGATCCCTGTGGGGCTGTTTGCTTTCGTGGTCTGCCCGGACCTTTTTGTCCTTTGCCTGTTTCTAACTTATAAAGATCAAGTGCTTTGACTGCTAACGTAACATTATCTGGATTATTATAAATCCAATCTTGAATCTGTTCTGGCTGTTCTTTAGCCCACTCATGAAAATACTCGTCACCACGGATTTCATCAAAATCAGGATGTCTTTCTTGAAGTGCAGTTTCAGCTTCGCGTCTGGCAATCTCCATTTCGCGTTGCTCAATAGCAGAAAAACGCTGACGCATTTCTTTCATCTGCTCTTCTGCTCTCATGTGTGCAACGGTTTCTACCGTATCATACAGATCAGGATACTCTTCTCTAAACTTTTCAAGATCTTCTTCAGACTTTGGAGTTTGATATTCAGGTTGAGACATAGCTAATAGCTCTTGCTCACGCTGTCTAAACTCATTTAGTTTAGAGTCATAGTGTTTTTTTAGATCGTCATACCTCTTTTTATAGTTAGTTTCTTGTTGAGGAGATTCTTCTTCAGAAGGGGCCGCTTTCTTTTTGCGGGTAGCCTTTGGTTGCTCTTCTTCATAATAAACTTCATCTGCCTGCTTATTCGGACCTTGATCCGCTTCATGCCAAGGCTTTTTCATGTTATATGGATTAGATTCACGCTCCTCTAATAATGCTTCGGACATTTTGTTGCTCCTTTTCTACGGGGCTTGTTTTTCTTGCAAGGTAGCCATTTTTTAAACGTCTTTAAATTGGGGCTTGCCAACTACAAGGTAGCCGTATTAATATCTCCTGAGACTAGGCACTTGATTAGATCTTAACATCATCTGATTAACTTCATCGTCTGTTGATCTCATCTGTGACATAGCCTCAAGTTCTTCTTCGGGGTTTTTAGGCATTCCTAACATACCTCCGATTTGACGCGTTTCTCGCATCATTACACCACCATCAGCCATACGTTCAGCATCATCCATCATTCGTTGGAGATTATCTGCGCCTAGCATTGAGGTAGCTTTTTCGGTAATCACAAACTCTCCGTCGCTCAGACGAGCAGGGATAGAATCTGATACACCTGTTCCGGGGCCTTCGACTTCTCCAGCCCCAGAAAACTCTGATGCAGTCATAATAACTTTATCAAAGATATCACTTAGCTTTGGATCTGACTCCAAAGCATCCATTAAATAATCTTGTTCATCTGCCTGTAAAGACTCGTTGAGTACAAAGTCCATGTAATTATCTTCCATTTTTTCATCTGGAATCATATTTTCTTCTGCGTTTGCTTGTTCTGCGGGTGTATAAGTATCTACAGGCATTGCTTCCATTTCAGCTGGAACAAGCATTGAGCCGCCTTCTTGTCGCTCTTGGCGTCCAAAAATCTGAGTCCTTATTTGTCGCTGATCTTCTGGAGAAACAGTTTGCCCAATCGCAGACATAACTAAACTTGGATCAGCTTTTTGTAAATAAACTAAAGAGTCATTTCGGCTCTTTGAACTAGGATCTTGCATGTCAGTTAGTTTATTAATAATAATTGCTTTTATGGCTTCTTTTTCTTTACCTTCCATAGAGCCTAGTAAAGATCCTTCTGCTTTTTTTTCTCTTGGTCCTAAACTCGGCATATAATCTCCAAAGGCTTCAAAATCATCGTCTGACAAATTATCTTTAAATTGTCTTAAGTCTCTTGCATTTAGCGTAGACATATAATCAAAAATCTCATCATCTTCAAAAGCAAGTAGATTCTCTGCTGCTTCTTTTGGAGACATATCTTTTAGCATACCGCTTGTGCTTTCTGCTATCTCAGATGAATACTCATCAGCTAAACCTATCTTAGCTTTATTTTTAACAGAAAGGTTTTCTAAAATGCTCAAAGGCATTTCATTCATAGCAAAAGGATCAGAATTAATTTTATTTACAATAATATCTTCTGCTTCTGCTGCGGTTTTAATTGAAGCTCGACGCTTTGCTGCTTTCTTAGGAGCTTCTTTAGCCATAAGCTTTTCTGCAAAGTCAATAATATTTTTAGTAATTACTTTGCTTCCTATCGCTTTTCTATCTCGAAGCATTGAAAAGTCTTCTTTATCTATTTTATTATTCTTATTTAGATCAAGTTCTTTTTGAGCGCCTACTAAAGATCCTTTAGCTTTTTTTTCTATAGTATTATAAGGTCTTCCTTCAAACTCAAAAAAAGAGGCTCCTGCTTTTTTAGCTTCCCTTTGCATTTGTCTAAATGCTTTTGCAGAATCTGAGTTTTTTGGATAAACAGGATAATCTTCTGGATTTATTCTTTCGTCTATAATTTTAAGTTCTATATCTTCAGCTTTTGCTTTTTCTACTACAGTAGGTAATTCGTCACTAGAAATATTATATATAAGACCACCGACTCCTACTGTTGTTGCAGAACCCGCTGCTGCGCCCTTTGCTTGACCTTTAGCATATTCAGCAGTTTGTTGAGCAGCTTTTTTAATTTGTTCCTGACCTAAATTTCTAGGTTTTAAAACTTTGGAAGCAAACTGTCCTGCCGCTCTAAGCAACAGCGGTACGCCGCCTAAAAGATATTCTTCTCTATCTAACATACTTGCTCTTTTACCCGGCATTTCTTTGCTCCATTATTACTTTTACGTTATCCGGCAACTGCTCTAGGCGTTCCAGCGAATTCACTCTCCCCTGACTGCGGTACACTTCCTGTTCCGATGTTGCCGCCACCAGTACCCGTAGCTCCAAGGTCTTGGCCTTCTGGAGGTACTCCTTCAGGGGTTCCCATAGCTCCGGGTTGTTCACCAGCGGGGCCAGCTTCCGGGCTAGTTGTTTGTCCAGCATTATTTTGCATCCCTATAATTTGAGCCATTAGTGCTGCTTCTTCTGGGTCATTGATCAATTCATCAGGATCAAGATCCAAGCTATAAGCAAGTTCCGATATCAACTTGTTCATCTTAATGAACGGGGCAACAGCAGGATTCTGTACAGTCTGGAGGAACATAGTGAGCCTCTGACTACGTACTTCTTTCTGCATCAAGCTGTTTGTGCCTGTTGCTTTTACTTCTAAATCGCCTTCAACGTCCATCTTACTTTCCATGAACTGCATGTTCCACTGAAAGTAAGACTCGCCTAAAGGCTTCAAAAGAAAATCGTCTAAGTTTTTAATGACTGTTTTAATGTTAAGGGATGCTGCGCCAAGGAGCATGGACATCCCAGAAGCAGTACGGGTCATACTCTGAACACCCGTCTGACCGTGTGAGTAGCTTGGGATACCTGTTTGCTCGTCAGCTAATTGTCTAAAGCGG